CCAAGCAGGGGCTAGCTGAGCGCGATGATCGCGGTAGGTACATCACCATCGTGTCTGAGTACCGCCCACTCAAAGCCAAGAAGAAAGAAGTCAAGGTAGTGGCTAAGCCAGTGGACGTACCTAAGCGCAAGTACGAAAAGAAGGCCGTGACAGGCATCGGTGCGTTGCTACGGGAGAAGCTAGAGAACACCCCTATGCCTAGCCAAGATGCGCTTGATGCTGCTGCCTATGCTATGGGTGGGCATGTAAACAAACGCATGGTCTCCCTCGTGCGCGTCAAGACACCAGAGGACGTCTTGAAGGACATGACGGTGTTCCAAGCGCGTGAGTTGTACGACTACCTCAAGAAAATGTTTGGAGGTTAATATGAACATACCAGCATTTCCCGCACCAGCAGGTGTATCTCACATCACAGAACAAGGCATGACCCTGCGTGACTACTTTGCGGCCAAGGCTTTGCCCACTGCGGTGAATATAAATGTCAAGCAATACACTTGGGAGTTTGGTTCTGAGTGGTACTGGAACGACGAAGAAGACGCCGCGTTTGCTGCAAACGTTGCGTATCAATTAGCAGATGCAATGATGAAAGAGAGGCTGAAATGAGTGACACACTTTTCAACAAAGAGGACTTCGACAACATCTTTGGCAAGCCTACAGTGCACATAAAACCAGACCCTCTGGTGCGCAACGCCGTGCTTGAGGAAGTAGCGTTGGAGTTCGATGCCATGCGTATTGCCTTTGGTGACACAGCCGACAGCTTTGCACGCTATGTGAGGGACATGAAGACGTGAAAAGCAATCACAACATCATTCGTGAACTGCTCAAGAGACACCCCGATGGTTTGAAGTCAAGCGAGATAGCCAAGTTAACTGGCATAGACGTTCGTTCTGTCAACAAATCATTGGAGAGTGTCTTTGGTGTGTATATCGATAGATGGGAAAAATCAACCTTTCAAAACATGTTGGCAGCAATTTGGGTCGTCGTCGACGTGCCTGAGAACTGCCCAAAACCTGAAAACACTGGCAGGAGATCGCGTGAACGGATAAGCAACCCTGCTGATGCTATATTTTTAAACAGAAAGAGAGAAGAAAATGATTGAACTGATTGAAGACAACAACGGCGAAGAACTTAGTTACGTCAACCTGTACGAGGGTGCTACCCTAGAGCAAGCGCGGGAAATATGGAAGGGTGTCATCGAAGGTGAGGGTGATGCGTGCCCTGTGTGTGACCGCTGGGGTAAGTTATACAAGCGCCCGTTAGGTGGCACCATGGTGCGTCAGTTGCTCTGGCTGTGCCAACAAAACCCTCGGGATGATGGCTGGATCGACGTACAAGAGACCGCACCCGCTTGGATGCTACGTACCCCTCAACTTGGGACTTTGCGGCACTGGGGCTTTGTTACGGCACCGCACAAGCCCGGAGGTAAGACTGCCAGCGCTGGGCTTTGGAAACCGACTGACTTAGGGTTTATGTTTGCGTATGGGCGCGTCACAGCATCCAAGTATAAGTACATCTACAACGACACGACGTTTGGCTCCGAAGGCCCCGAGGTTTATCTTGCTGACTGTCTGACCGACAAGCACAAGCACGAAGACATTTTAGGAGCAAGCCACTATGACAACGACACCTGAAGCCAAAGTGAAGAAGGCAGTGCGCATACTGCTAGATACCATGGGTGTATACCACTTCATGCCGCCTGCTAACGGCTTTGGCCGTGCGGGGATACCTGACATCATTGGCTGTATGGACGGACACTTCATCGCCATCGAGTGCAAGGCAGGCAAGGGCAAGACTACTGCACTGCAAGACAGGGAACTTAACTTGATTCTCAACGCAGGGGGCACAGTGTTCATCGCACGAGAGCACAACATCCCTGACTTGGAACTACTACTGAAGGAGAAACAAAATGAGTTACGTTCACGGTGACTTCTCAATGACAGAGGAAGAACTCGAACGCAGGGTCGAGGCCATGTCAGATGAGGAGCAACACCATTTCAGATTACTGGTTCACAAGATCGTGATGTGTTATGGCGAAGGTAAAGCACAGGGCGTGTTCATCATAGGACGCGCTGAAGATCAAGTCGCAGGAGTCGTTACCCTAAACTGTAATGAGATGGAGGCGTCGCAGCTCATGCTGGCGGCAAACGATTTTTTCGGCTTTCTAAACGTCCTCGGCGCACCACCCAAGGAGAATTTTAATTGAGCGCACCATACGACACGATCTTAACAATTGACTTCGAAACCTACTGGGACACCAAGGTTGGTTACACACTCAGCAAGATGACAACAGAGGAGTACATACGCCATGAGAAATTTAAATCATTTGGAGCATGCGTACATGAATATGGAAGTACTGAACCTATTCGATGGTTTGGAGACGCAGAGCTACGTGAATACCTTGATGGGGTCGACTGGGGACGAACCGCAGTGCTTGCCCATAACGCACAGTTCGATGTATCAATTATGGAGTGGAAGTACAACGCCCGACCATGTTTCATCTTCGACACGCTATCGATGGCGCGAGCTTTACGCGGTGTGGAAGTTGGCAACAGTCTCGCCCGACTCGCAAAGGATTTTGGACTTGCAGAAAAAGGCACCGCCGTTCATTCAACTAACGGAGTTCACGAGTTGGACGCCACGCTCGAAAGGGAGTTATCTGAGTACTGCAAACATGATGTGTTTCTGTGTGAAGAAATATTCAAACGGCTTGTGGCGTCCTATCCATCCAAGGAGTTAAGACTCATCGACATGACCCTGAAGATGTACACACGCCCAGTGTTGCAGCTTGACGCCCTCATGCTACATAACGCAATCGAAAAGGAGAAAGAAGATCGTGACGCACTACTACAAAGGCTTGGCGTGGAAGAAACTGCGCTGGCATCGAACCCGAAGTTTGCTGCATTACTTGAGAAACTCAATGTGGTTCCGCCAACCAAGACAAGTAAGACGACTGGGAAGCAAGCGTTTGCACTCGCTAAAAACGATGCCCTATTTCAAACGCTACTCAATGGTGAACGTGAAGACGTTGCCCTACTTTGTCAAGCGCGTCTTCGGGTTAAATCTACAACCGAACGTACCCGAGCACAACGTTTTCTCGACATCAGCCAGCGGGGTGCGCTTCCTGTCCCCCTCTCGTACTACGGGGCGCAGACGGGTAGGTGGACGGCGGCCAAGGGTTCGGCCATCAACATGCAAAACCTCAAGCGAGGCTCATTCCTACGCAAAGCAATTATGGCTCCCGAAGGATACCAACTCGTTGTGGGGGATCTTTCGCAGATTGAACCGCGAGTACTTGCGTGGCTTTCAGATTACCAAGACATGCTCACAATCTTCAGGGCAGGCGGTGACCCTTATGCCGCGTTCGGTGCACAGATGTTTAACATACCCGGACTCAGTAAGGAATCGCATCCAGACCTACGGCAGTCTGCAAAAAGTGCGCTCCTTGGGTGTGGCTACGGACTTGGGTGGGCGGCGTTTGCGTCGCAACTTCTTGTCGGATTCCTTGGTGCACCGCCCGTTAGGTACGAGAAGGACTTTGCAAAGAAGCTAGGCGTGGATGGCCGGTACATCGACAAGTTCCTTGAGTGGGATGACAACCACAAGAAGATGATGGAGATACCGCACACCTGTACCGATCTGGAGCTACTCATTCACTGCGTAGCGGCCAAGAAGATCATCGACAAGTACAGGGCTACAGCACATCCCGTTGTGAGCTTCTGGGACATGTGCTCTGGCCTGATTCAAACATCGCTTGCAGACGGCAAAGAGTTCGTGTATAAATGTATCACCTTCAGAAAAGGAGAGATAGTTCTGCCCAACGGTATGAGCTTGCTCTACCCAGACCTGCGCCAAGAGAAGGACGAGAAAGGTAGGAGCCAGTGGATATACGGGCCAGACGCTACCAAACTTTACGCAGGTAAGATCACGAACAATGTGGTGCAGGGCACTGCGCGTATTGTGATGACGGATGGGATGCTACGAACCGCAAAGAGATACTTTGTGGCGGGAACGGTGCACGACGAGCAGATCGTTGTTGTGCCGGATGCAGAGGTTGAGGAAGCTAAGACTTGGGTCTTGGCTCAGATGACTATGGAGCCGCCCTACATGAAGGGTATTCCACTGGACGCTGACGGTGGCGCGCATCGTCGATATGGGTTAGCAAAAAACTAAAAGGAGAAAGTATGAGATTACCAACGCGTATGCGTGTGGGAAAGAAATGGTACAGCGTGGAGGTGGTGGAAGCCATGCTTCACCGCCGAGATATGGGGCGCACGTTCTATCCAGAGCAGTGCATCAGGCTTGGTAGGGTTAGCAACATTACGGGGCGTAAGTTCAGCAAGGATGAGTTGGCTGACACGTTCTGGCATGAGGTTGTCCACGCCATACTGGAAGACATGGGGCAGTACGATCTCAATAAAAACGAGGCGTTTGTCACACAGTTTGCCAACCGATTAACTGTAGCAATAAAGACTGCGAAGTTTGATGACTAAACCAATTACATGGAGCCACTCATCCCTCAAGGATTACGAGGGCTGCGCCCGTAGGTATCACGAAGTGAAGGTCTTGAAGAACTACAAGTTCCAAGAGACTGAAGCGACGCGCTACGGCACGGTACTACACGAAGCGGCTGAACTCTACATCAAAGAGGGTAAGCCCATACCGCCTGAGTTTGCCTTCATCAAGGACACGCTCGATGCCCTGAACGCCAAGCCCGGAAGGAAGCTGTGCGAGTACAAAATGGGGTTGACTGTTGACTTGAAGCCTTGCGAGTTTCTCGGCAAGGACGTGTGGCTTCGCGGTATTGCTGACTTGCTCATCATTGATGATGAGAATTTAACTGGCTGGGTTGTAGACTACAAGACCGGCAACAACAAGTACCCAGATCGGGAGCAACTTAAACTGATGGCGCTCATGGTGTTTGCCCACTTCCCACACATTCGAAAGGTCAACGCAGCATTGCTGTTCGTGGTCAAGGATGATATGGTTAGGGCGTCATATACGATTGACCAAGCCGATGCAGAGTGGTGGCAGTATCGCCAACGCGTAGCGCGGATTGAGCAAGCGCATGCAACAGGCGTATGGAACCCAAGACCCTCACCGCTGTGTCCTTGGTGTCCCGTTACAACCTGCGAGAACCACCCAAAACATTAAGGAGAAAATTATGCACGTATATGACATCGACATTATGACCGACTCAGACGAAGGCCGCACGTTCAGTGCGTGGACAGCCCAAGCAACCAACATGGCTGACGCAATACAAGACGCGCTTGAGAGAAACAAAGTCATGCTCAACGGCAAGACAGATGGAGCCGTCATGGTGACGGTTACCAAACAGTTCTCAAAGCAAGCAGAGAAAGCAAACTTCGAAGCTAAAGCAATCGTAGAACAGATGGCGCCCGAGATGGTGCGTCTCATGACGGTTGAGTCTGATGTCTCTCTCGCCGAATTACTTAAACCCCCTGTTAAACATTAAAGGAAATTTATGTCGCTCTTACAACCCGATTACATTCACACAGCAAACCCAAACAGGTGTCACGTATGCGGTAAACCGCTACGCGCTTGTGATGCCGCTGTGGTGCATGATGGATACGTTCGTCCTACAACCGCTGATACAACTAGCTACGGTTCATTTGGCCTGCACGTAGAGTGCGCTACGATTTTGTCCATGCGTTTGATTGCGGATGTGATGAAGCATAAAGGTAGCGAACACGAGCCTCGTGTAGTGCTAAGCCTGAGCAAGTTGTGCGAAGCAAAGTTAAAGGAGTTCTAACCATGGCTACACGTAATTACAGGTCGGAATATGACAACTACCAAGGCAAGCCCGAGCAGATCAAGAAACGTGCAGAGCGAGTCAAGGCTCGCCGCGTGATGGAGAAGACGGGTGCGGCCACCAAGGGTGACGGCAAAGATGTGGATCACATCAAGCCCATGCGCTCAGGCGGTACGTCAACGAAGGGCAACCTTCGCATGCGAAGTAAGTCAGCAAACCGATCAGATAATAAATAAACGGAGAAAGCATGGAAATCATCGAGGACAAAGCACTTGTCTTTCGCACCCGCAACCCAGAGAAGTATCAGGTAATCCCAAAACACAAAGTCATCGAGCGCATGGATGGTGGCTACGACGTGGCCGTGTATTGGGGTCTTGATGAGTGTCGGGTACTGCGTAACTTAGGTGTGAAAAACATTCAATCGCCTATCACTAGGCGCTACAACTGGCCGGGTAAATACACCCCCATGGCACACCAAAAAGATACGGCATCTTTCTTAACGCTTAACCGAAAAGCCTTTGTGTTTAGCGAGCCGGGCACTGGCAAGACGCTCTCAGCATTGTGGGCGGCTGACTACCTGATGCAACGTGGTGAAGTCAGACGTTGTTTGATACTGTGCCCCTTGTCGATCATGCAGTCTGCATGGCTTGGTGACTTGAACAACAGTATCATCCATCGCTCTGCCATCGTCGCGCACCATGCGCAAGCTAGTCGCCGTATCGAGATGGTTCAGCAAGATTACGAATTTGTAATTGCAAATTACGATGGCCTTAACTTGATCGCTGACGAGATCAATAACGATGGGCGCTTTGATCTGGTTATTGTTGACGAGGCCAATGCGTACAAGACCATCACAACCAAGCGTTGGAAGACCCTCAAGTCCATCATCAAGCCCAACACATTCCTGTGGATGATGACGGGTACACCCGCATCGCAGTCGCCTGCTGATGCGTACGGTCTGGCTAAGCTCGTCAACCCCGATGGTGTGCCCAAGTTCTTCACTGCATGGCGAGATCAGGTCATGCACAAGGTAACGCTGTTTAAGTGGGCGGCTAAACCAAACGCACCAGAATTGGTACATGAAGCGCTACAACCGGCAATACGCTTCACAAAAGAAGCGTGTTTAGATTTACCCCCTGTCCTTACCATGACGCGTGAAGTCCCGCTGACACCACAGCAAGCCAAGTACTACAACATGCTCAAAGACAAGATGATGGTGTATGCGGCAGGCGAAACAATCAGTGCAGTGAACGCTGCAGCAGGCGTCTCCAAGCTGTTGCAGATCAGTTGTGGTGCAGCCTATACCGATGACAAGGAAGTGGTGGAGTTTGACTCAGCGCCTCGCCTTGGTGTGCTTGAAGAAATCTTGGAAGAGACT